CCCTGGATCGCCAGGGCCTTGCCGGATATTTCCGTCAGGCGCAATAGCTGCTCCGTGGACGCGCCTAATTCTTCAGCTGCAATAGCCGCGCTGCCAAATAGCCTGGCGGTCGCCTCGAATGATGTCCGGGTGTCCTGGGATATTTCGAAAAGCGCTTTTTGCACGGTCGCCAGCTCTTCGCTGGACGAGGTAACGATCCGGAGCCTATTCACGAGCCCCTGGTACGCGTCAACGGCCTGTATGACCTCCCGCACCGCTAGACTAGCAACCAGGGTCGCCGCAGCCGCAGCGGCTAATTTAAAGCCCGTGGCGACGCGTTTCGTCTGCTTATCTAATCCTATTAATTTACGCTCGGCCTTTGTAATGCCGGATACGACGCCTTTCGAATCGACGGTTATTCGTATGACGCGGTCGGTCATTTTTGGCCTCCACTTTGGGTTTTGGTTTTAGCCTGGTTTTCCCGCTTGGCCTTTTCGGAGGCATCCAGCTGCTTCCAATGGTCGAGCAATACCTTGTCCACGGACCATACAATGCGTTTTAAGGCGTCCTTTTCGAGGCCGTATGCGATTGCGTACTGGATGATTTTAAGGGCGGGGATCGGTCCTCGTGGGCTCATACGCTCGCTTATCAGGTCGCGGTACGCTTCCCAATAAGCTATATATTCCGGCAGGATCGACGGCGGCGTTTCAATATGCTCCGGGGCCTGAAGCCCGCGCTCACGATATGCTGCGATTATGGCGTCGGATACTTCGCTGTCGCCGACCCGGAGCTGGTGATCTAAAACGCCTGCTAGTTTTTTGTTATGTCCTGTTCGTGCGCCGCCCGGTAATGCGACCACTCCCGCGCAGCTGCCTGGATCGCCTCGAAAAATTTGGGCGCTTTCTTGAATAACGCGACCGCATTTTTCTCGTTGAATCGCAAGCTCGTCGCCTTCCGGTCCTCCGGATCGGCCCACTGCCAGCTTACGATTACCGACCGGGCGTACAGCGTAAACAATAGGTCGGTGTCCTCGGCGATACTCAGCGCCGTATCCCCGGAGCCATTCGAAAACCCCTTTTTGACCTCCAGGGACATTTCCGCTATGCAGCGCCTGTATTCCGAATTGAGCAGCGCATCGGCGGGGCGTACCCGCACCGAGCATATTACTTTGCCACCCCACTCGATCTCGCATAGCCTGCCCTCATCCGCTAATTTTGCGCTGGTTTCAAAAGCCTCTAGTACCCTCACGGCATTACCTCTGGGCCATCGAGGCCCGGTTAAATTTTACCGGGCAAAGCTGACGGTCTGGACGGTGATGGTATAACCGAATACAGACGACAAAATTGCCTGATATGTTCCCGGGATCGTGACGTCCGCATTTTTGCTCGGTACGTCCGGTGCCCCGCCTGAAAATTTGATTCTCGGCATATCGAATATCATGCTGCGTCCATCGCCGCCCTGCGTAATTAGGTCGAGGCTGGTTTCAGCATTTTGTAAGATAATCTGGAGAATATCATCGTTGTCAAAATAGGTGCTTAAGGTACCCGTCACGGATAGCTCGCCCACGCCGATACCGGCTGCGCCAAATACGCCCACGGCATTCTGCCGGCGCAGGTTGTTGTTGATTTCAATCGTCGCCTCAAGCACGAAATTCAAGCCCGCTGCATCGATTGGGTCAATACCCCTGCCCAGCCTGCCGATATCGCTCGACGTGTTATATACATCGAATTGCTCGGCTGGTACGTCCGCCGGGAGGGCGGCGTATAGATCGGGATAGCTGCCAGCGAAATCATCGGATACCGCTGAATTAAATCCAAACCAGGTTAAAGAGCCCACGGCGATAGCCTGCGGGGATAGCGTCAAATTGAAATTATTGAGCGCCATGCCCAGGAATAGCTCGCGGGTAATCGGCGAATGGTCCTCGAAGCGCCGCTCCAGGGCGAATTGATTGTCGCTGATCGAGCCCGCCCCGTTTTCTACCCGGCTGCCGTAAAACGCCTGTACCTGTTCGGCAGCTGCTGCATCGGTAGCCATCCCCGTCTGCGTATCGGCGGTGACGGTATCAGCGGCCAGGTCAATCTCGCGGACCCGGGTCCACACGTTATTGCCTACCGTGGCGAAATCCTGGAATTTAATCCAGGCTCCAATTGCGAGCGGGATGCCGGTGCCCATTGCATCGTCCAGCGCGCTTGGCGGGAATTGGAAAACGGCGTCGGGGCCTGTTACCACGACGCTAATATCGCCGTTGGCCTGCGCCGCGAATCCGGTCACCTCCAGATTGGTAGCCGCGTCGGCGGTTTCGGTGCCGGCGATGGCATTCGTGTTTGTACCCGAGAGCGGGCTTACGGACAGGGTATTCACGGCAATGCCGGTGATTTCATAAATCCCGTCGCCGATCACACCGGTGGCTAATTTCTGCAGGCGAATAATCTGCCCGACTATAAAATCGCCGCCCACGTCCACGTCAATTGTGCCCGCGCCGAAGGCGGTGATTTCGCCCGTTCCGGTTTTACGCTCGGTCAGCTGGAAGGTACTGAATAGCGCGCCCTGGATTAATTGATCGAAGGCGGCATACGACAGCTCGATCCCGGTGTCGCCTCCGGCCTCGGCCCCGACCAGGATCAGGTCAGATATCTGGCGGTCAGGCCGAATTTCCTCGCTGGTAATTGTGGTGGGCTCGAAGGCCAGCGATGGCGTCCCGGTGAAGCGCAGCTGGTCCAGGTTGAAGGGGCCGCCCGGGATTGGCGCGGTCCGCTGAGAGCTTTTGAAAAATCTAAGCCCGACTCGGTTTGTATCTGACATGGCGGTCTCCTAGTTTAGACAGCCTCACACTGTGCGAAATGAATCATACTCGATTTGAGCGTTTACGTTTACCTGGAACCACTGGTTTACCCGGCCAGCGTCGTTCACCCCAATATCCCTTATTCGGATACCGGTCAGCCGCGCGGATTCCAGAAAATCCAGTATTATCTCCGACAATGTGTCGGCCCTTGCCTGGCCCGTATTATGCCTGACAAAAATTTGCGCGGCGAATACTGCTGTGCGCCGCTGCTGTATTGTGGCTCCGGTGCCCAGCGCGGCTATCTCCCCGGAGGCGTGCGCTAGATCGACAAAGACATAGTCGCTGCGATTGCCGGGGTTATAGCTCAAATTATTCCAGGCTACCCGGTCGAGCGATTCGCCTGCTGCGGTCCATGCCGCGCCAAACGCGGTGCGAAGAGTATCACGAAATTCAGCCGGTGTTCTCGTTGAAGCGCCCATTATGGTAGTGGCTTCGCCCCTCCGGGTATGATTAGTGCCGCATCTATCGCGGCGTCGACCCAGCCCGCAGGGGCCTGCCGTTTGGAATGGCCCTGCGCGAGCCGGTTTGCATAGGGGACATTATTCTGAATGATTAAATTGACGCCGATATTTCTCTTCATTTTTGCATAGCGGTCGATGACGGCCTTACCGGACGCGACGGTAGTAGCGCCCGAGGCATCAATGCCCTCGATTACACCGGTGCTGAAGCCCCCGATTGTTACAATCCAATTGCGCCGGAAATGACCGCCGACATAGCCTGCCGGGGCACTATCCGGATTTTTCCACAGCGTGGGGTTGCCTACCGGGCTGCCGAATACCACGTTTTTTAAAATCGCGAAGGCGGTCTTGCCTAGATCGCCGCCTATCGTGCCCCGGATCGCTCGCACGATTTCGGGACCGTTGTAGGGCCTCGATGCCATTACTGCGCCCTCACTTGTAGCTTCCACAGAAAATCGGTTTTACCAGGGCGAATCCTGGTAACGGCAATAATCAGCTTTTGCTGCTGCTCGTCTAGTATTTTCGATTCGGTCCCGGGGATGGTGGTCCCCAGCGACAGCCCCGCAATTAGGATCATTTCGTCGCCCTGCTGGACGCTATTACCGTCGATCAAGCTGCGCTCAATCGGCGTGACGACAGCCGGCACCGTAAAATTAGTGGTGCTGGCATTCGGGTCCACCTCCCACGGCTTCGCCGGATCGGCGGGAGCGGTATTCGGTACCTGCAGCACGACCTCCCGGTCCTCGCCGAATTTTTTAATTAATGCCAGCGCTGTATCTTGGAGCGCCATGCTATACCCTCACCGTTAATCCGCGCAGGCCATGCCCACGGAGCCAGCGACGTACCAGGCGGTCGGCGTCGGGTATTGGCCGAATCGTCCGCAGCACGCTACTACCACCGCTGGAGCCGCCCACCGCGAATGCCGTCTCTTCTTCCAGGACGTCCACCTTTTCGCGTTTCATAGAAATAGTTTTCCCGCTTTCATCGATCACCGGGGTCACCGAAAGCTCGGTCATTGCCGATAGCTCGTCGCCCACCGGGCCGATTATTTGGTCGGCGTATTGGATCGTGGCGTTGACGATATCCAGGGGCACCTCGTCAATCGGAAAATCGTTACCAGAGCGGGGTTGGGTAGCACCCGTCCGTGGCCACGACAGCGCCTGCTCGTCGGTATTTATCGTGCCCTGGAATATCAGCGCCCAGCGGCTTTCGATGTAGTCGGTGGCGCGTATCAGGGAAGCCTCCTTTACATCGTCAAAGGCGTCCTCCCATAGTACCAGCCCGCGAAGCAGCTGGAAGGCGTCCGCATCGGCCACGTCCGCGTATGTGTTCGCGTCGATTAGCCCGGTGCCGTCCTCTTTGATTAAAGCCATAATTGCCTCCCGGCTACTCCTCGTCCATGAGCTCTATAGATAATTTTAACCGGCGCATTTCGACAGCATTCGTGCCGCCCATCCGCCGCACCTGTATATCAATAATCGGCTCGGCTGCCTCGGGAAAAAACGTGAAATCCCAGCCGCTCCAGCCTTGCCATTCCTGGTCGGGCAGCTTCCACACGTTTATCCCAATCTGCGTGCCATCGAGGCGGACCCGAATTTTCGGGATCGATACGTTACCGGACAAAAGCCTGGCCTCGGCATTCCACTGAATACGATACCGGCCCCGGCCCAGCGGTCGGCAGGCCAGCTCCAGGAAGGTATCGAAGCCACCGCCCGATTTTGTCTGCGGCGCATTGGCCTCGGCCTTTTGCCACTTCCGGTTTCGCTCTGGTACGACATCGCCCATTAAAATATCTCGTCCCGGATTTCTACCAACGCTGCCGCCACTACCTGGTACTCCTTCAGCTTTGCCACCAGCGCTTTGCCGATTGGCGTGGCTCCGTACTCGGAGAGCGGGCCGGATTTTTCGAATACTAACACCTCCAGCACCCCGGTGATATTATCTAGTGCCAGGCATACCAGCGCGAATTTATCCACGCCGTCGGTAATTACCGTGGCGTCGTCTACCAAATAGGTGCCCACATTTACGGTTACCGTAAGGACCGCCGCCTCGCAGGTCGGAAATTCTACCGCCTGGAGAATTGCCTCGGCTGCTGCAATGGCCGGGGACCCTGATAAATGTATTTGTATTTCGTCATTATTAGCGCCCACGCCTGTCGACGCGCCTTGATGCTCGACCGGATATTCAAAGCTGGATCGCTGGTCGATTATCTGCAGCCCGGTATTAAAGCCGACCGATTTAATAAGCGCCACGTCTGGCATCAGGTAGCCCTCCACAAGGTCAGGCGGGCGTCCTCGATGAAGGCCACGCCGACCCCGGACTCGCCCGATATAGCTGCGAAATCTATGTCGAAATTATGCGTGCCGGAGAGCGTAACGATTGCGTGCCCGCCCGGGCAATAGCTCCACTCTTGGCTGGCAGCCTCGCCGGCGTGAGGCCGGACATTAATCAGGTCGGTGGTATCGTCCAGCTGGACCCGGATAGTAACGCCGCGCTCCTCGTCATTGTTACCAATCGCAGCGGTCCACAGGATGATATAGTCCCCGGCTGGCAGGCCCGCGGCGTTCAAATTCAGCTTAAATTGAAAGGCCGTGGAGCTAGTAGTGGACCTGCCCAGGCTCTCGGCGCTTTGATATTCGGTGCCGAAAATTGTCTGCGTGTCGGTATCGACGATTAATACCCAGTCGAAATCGGTGCTGCCGCCGCCATTGGCTCCGGTGCGGATAATCAGCGTGGCGCTGCCGCCCTCGTCCGCGTCGGTTACATTGAACGAGCCCGGGTCCTCGGCCACGGTACCGGATAGCAGCTTGAAAGCGCAGCCCATCGAGCACCCGTTACCGCCGCCTGCCGTTACTATGCTGCCCAGCCCATCCGGGTCGGTATACCCGCCTGGGATCGATCCATAAACGCCCAAATCATCGTCGTGCCACCATACAGCCACCGCCATGCTATTAGCGGTCACCGGAGTATTGGATAGCGGCGGGTTGGGATTAGCGGTGCCGGTATGCGTGGCCAGGGTCGCTGCGACATCGAATACCACGCTCGGATCGGAGCCGTCGAAGGCCAGCATTTTGGCGACTACGCCGACGCCACCAGGATTGTCCACGCTGATCGTATAATTTGCTGGCTCGCTGGATGCCTTGCGGGTCCAGATCGATGTCTCCGGCGTGGATGGTGCGGCTCCACCGGAGGGCGCATCTACCACCTCCTCGGTCCAGCCTGCCAGCGCATTCCAGGACCCGTCCTCGCCGTCGGATTGGGTGCCGATCAATACCAGGCTGTCCCCGTCCACGACGCCTGCCGGGACGGCTATCGTTACCTGAAACGAGGGCGATTGCGCCTCGGTGCTGCTGCGGAATGATATAGGCGTGGGCGGCGTTTCAATTTTCTTGAATAGCTGCCCGTTGGTACGCAGGAAAAGCGTGCCGACCGGGGCCTCCTGGCCGGTCACGCTCGGGTCGAATGTCCCGCTTACTAGCCCCGCTAAATCGTTAAGCAGTATCCCATCGGGAGCTTCAAAGGCGCGTTCGGGAAACATTAGCCACCATTAAAAATTGATAATTTTCCGGATGGCACGCACGTCGACAGCGG